CAAAAGATGAGCTGAATGCTGTTCTCCGTGGAACTGCTCAAGCTGTCGTTGCCACCGAAGGTGAGGAATCACCCGACATCGACGAACTCCAGAACCTTGAACGATGAAAACCTCCCTCTCCAAAAAAGGTAACACCTATCAGGGCAAGAAGGTGACGCTCAACAAACCGTTCTACACTCCTGGCGAGCGGAAGAAGAGTGCTGTCTACGTCAAGAACGACAACGGCAACGTCATCAAGGTTCGCTTTGGAGACGCCAACATGACGATCAAGAAGTCGAATCCTGAGCGTCGTAAGAACTTCCGCGCGCGGCATAACTGCGCGACGGCAACCGATAAAACGACTCCTCGGCACTGGAGTTGCAAATCCTGGTAAATTTATGGATAAGATGAAACTTGGTGGTGGCGGACGTTACGAGAAGCTCATCAGCAGCCTTGAGAAGAAGGGCGTTAGAGAGCCTCGCGCACTTGCGGCTTACATCGGACGCAAGAAGCTAGGCAAGGCAAAGTTCCAATCGCTCGCTGCGAAAGGTCGTCGCCGTGCTGAGCGTGAGAAGGCTAACGCTTAGGATAGCGTCCTTTGACGTACGGCTTCTTGGCCGACTCCTTATCGACGACGAACTTCTGTGGATCTGCGTAGTTCCATGAGATGTCGCCGCCCGTGCCGCGCTGGATCATAATCGATCCGGTGACTTTTCCGTCCTTGTCCGTCATGCCGGAACGATCCGCTCGCTTCGCCATTCCGAGCATAAATTGTCGAGGTTGATTGAAACCAACTTCCTTCATCACAATCACCTCTCTGGCCCAGTTCGTTAAGTCCGACGATCCGAATCCTGAGTAGGCCATCTCTGCCACGCTCTCCGGTTTGTCGTCTCGACCTTTGGGCTTCGGGAAGTGATGGACGAGAATCAGGACTACGCCCGTCTCCATCATAATCGGCTGGAGCAAGTGTCGCGTAAAGTTCGCGCAGACCTCGATATCCGATGGATTACCGCCCATGTAGGAGAGCAGCGGATCGATATAAACCACGTCCACCTTAGTCTTGCGAACGAGGCGGCGCAGCATCGTCGCGAAGTCAGAACCCGTTCTTACTGTCTCGCGGAAGAATAACATGTTCGCACTTCGAAGACCTCGCTCCCAGTTCTCCTTGCCGAAGGTCATTTGAGCAGCGCCCTTGAGCGCATCATGCTGATCGGCAATGTCGTTTTCCGCCTGAATGTAAGCTACTTTTAGCGCACGGACGGGTTTGACGCCAAACCAAGCTTCGCCGGACGCCCATTTCAGACCCTGATACGCGGCCATCGAGCTTTTGCCGCATCCACTTTGCCCCACAAAGAGAAGCGACGATCCGCGTCGAACCCACCTATCGCCGATCAAATTGTCAGGATCATTCTGCGGGTCGTACTCGATGATGGCATCTATCGAGAACTCCATCGGCATGTCCTGCGCGTCCATGTCGTCCTTGAACGCTTCCCAGTTCACCGCGCCCACATTGACGGCCAAGAGCTTCTGCTCCTTGCCATCGCGCATTACACCGGCCAGACGGCTGAACCGGCTCGCGTTCTTATTCTTCGGATCGATGCCGATGCTTTCGAGGTAGCGATAGACGACATCGCGGCGCTCGTTCCATTCCTCTCTATTGGCCGCTTCAACGCGCACCCAGCCGTGCAGACTCTTGCCGCCGGAATCTATGACGACCGATAGCGGGAGCTTCGACTCCTTCAACGCTGTCCATTGCTCGTCCTTCGTCTTCTCGTCCATCTCGACTAGGACATGGCGGAAGTTCGCCACGCCAGAATCCGATCCGCTCTCATCGAAGCATGGATTGATGCGGACGTATGCACCCTTGCTATCGCTGCCGTTCCACATGGCGCTGATGGGCGGCGTGAAGTGGTTCTTAATCCATTCGTCGCGCTTGAGGAACGTACCCTTGGAGGCTGGCCTACCTCGACCCTCTTCGTCGAAAATGATGTCGTTACAGATGCAGACAACCTCATCCGACTCGAAGCAGGCTTTCAGGAAGTCGATTGTCGTAAACGGAGACGGAGGTTCCGGCATCGTTTGGATCGTGCGAACGACGAACTTGCCGGTGGGCGAGATTGGATTGCCGCCCTGACCAATGCCTGACTGAGAGGATAAGAGCCAGCCACGCGGCTTGTCGTGCGAAACCTTGGACGCTTGATCGAGCTTGTGGGCCAATTCATGTGGTTTCCACGGTGGGAGGCATTTCGCGTTGTACTCATTGAGGAGCGTATCAGCATCCCCCGCATTAAGCTCAAAACCGTGTATGAGCGCGGTTGCTACAGCGAATGTGCTTCCATGCCCATTTTGACCTGTGACGGCTCCTGGCGTGTTTCTGAGCCATGCTCTGGCACGGTCGATCTTTGATTGATTCATTTGATTCCAAGTTGTTTGCGCGCTATGTCCCCGCTTTCGCCCAGATCATTTGAGGCGATTTGCTGGAGAACCGACTTTGATTCTTCGAACTTTGCGAAAAGGAGAGACAGCTCTTTGGGAGTCATCAGGTACTTGCTCCAGTGTTGGATTGGTATGGAGCGAGACTGAAACTTCGCAAAGAGCTGCTCTTGTGCTGCGATGTAGAGTTTAGGGTGCTTGTTCAATGACCGGGGTGAACTTGGCCTTGAATTCGGCTTTCGTTCGAACGTACACCTTGGGTTTTCCGTCACGGGTGTAGGCTATCCCCACCCATTTCATTTCCCCGATTCGTATCTCTACGTCGTCGGAAATGACTTCAACCTGCACCGTACTGTTTCCTGAGTTTTTGAATTTCATCTTCTGAGGCGTTATCGAGATGTCCTGTACCAGCCGCATGCCAAACGCCGTCAACAATTTGCGCCTTTGGCTTGGGCTTAGTCATCCAACCTCGAAGAATCGCATGGTCGATGAGTGCTGGCGCTTCCTTCAATAACTGTTCTCTAGTGATTTGAGTTTCCATAAATTAACCTTTTTTAACCGTCTTTCCGCGCCATCCGCCTGCTTTTCTCATCCCGGGTTCCTGACCAAGTTCGTTGACGAATCCGCGTCGGATCAGCCACTCCTTGTACTTCTGGTCGATGTAAGCGAAGTGAATCTTTTCGGGTGATTCATCTGCTTCTGCTATCCGCATAATGGGCATTTTGTTTGCGCTGATCATTTGTATGTCTCGATTGTGTGTTTGTAGTGTCGCTCGGCTTGGGTGCAGTTCCAGCAAAGGTCTTGAGTTCCGTTGCATCCGCACCCGAGAGATTTGAAAAGTACGCCAGCCAACCATTTGTATTCTGCGATGGCCGCTCGCAATGTCTCCACGTCCGTTTCTTCGGACATGGGCTTGATATTCTCGCTCATTTGACGACGAATAGAAGGAAGTAGGCGCTGGCGACGACCATCCCCATTCCGAACGCCATGATGAGCAATTGTTTTAGCTCCTCGGGCGAGGGCGGACGATTGGCTTTGTGTATCACCGGCCACCGCCCATCGCGTAGTGGAGGATCAAAAGGGCGTCGCAGTTTCGAAGCGTGACGTCCAGATTCGGATACAGTTCCTGAGCTTTGCTTTTTAGCTTTCGCTTCCATTCTGGTCCGGTTTCGCATGATTTACGTCCTCCGAGTCCAAGTGGTTCTTGCCAAATCTTGGGTTCAACACGGTGGAGTGCGTAGCCTTGCGCGTAGCCTAGCCCCTGCACAATCCCGTAGTTCTCATGGAGCGTCGCCATGCTGGCCGACGACGTGAGTTTGCTGACGAACTTTGGCACTTTCTCGACCCATAGATGAGAGTCGCTGACTTTGAATCCGCTTAGTAACTGCGCCGTGTCTGGCAAAGACTCTGGCATTGGAAAGAGCAGTATTCCTTCAGCGGTGCTGACCGCGAATCCGCCGCCCACACCCGGATCGACCGCTACAATTGTTTGGTTTGATTTCATTCGCTCAATATTATTTTCAGTAACACAAAATAGTCACCTGCTCGGCAGCGATTCGAACCGCTGATTTGGTGTCTCCACCCTCTGACCAACGTT